GAAGCATTTGCGGGGCAGGGCAATCAGATTGACCTGTCGGGGAAACTCCCCACCTTCCTTTCCGAACTGACCGCCCGTGCCGTTCCCGTGGAAGTCACCGACATCACGGCCATTGACGGTGCAATCCTTGACGCTCTGAACTGTGGTGACAGGGTGGTTAAGGTGACGGGTGTTCAGAAGCACCTCTACACCGTCTCGTACAAGGGCGAGGGGGCAGGCGAAGGTCTGTGCCTCACCTACGCTGACGCAAGCGGTATCGAAACGGTGTCCTATGACCGCACCGATAGCGGATGGGCGTACAACTCCACCGACAAGGGCACGTTCTGATGCAGAAGAAAGTGATTCTGTGGGTTGCCTTGGGCTTCTTGGCCTTGGCAACCCTTGTCTTTTACCCCATTCTTGGCACGTTTTAGGCGATTTCAGACACTTTCTCCTATCGTGTGGTATAATCCCCCTCGTAAACCCAAATAAAGCCTCCTGCGGACTTTCTTGTGAATCCCTGCTTGTCTTTTTGTTTGTGCAGGACTGCGTAGATGTTCCGATAAGGTATTCCCGTCTCTTGTGAGGCAACGTTCGCATTTGAAAATCTGCCAACAATATCGCCGCCCCGTGTAATCTGTAATATGGGGATTCCTTTCTTTCTTGCGGCCCGTGTTCTTCCTGTCCCGTAATTTATATTATATTTCTCCGTGCACCATTCGAGATTTTCCACCCTATTATCGTCTTTAAGTTCGTTCCTATGATTAACTTGTGGAAGGCCCATCGGATTTGGTATGAAGGCTTCCGCAACGAGGCGATGTACGAGAACGGATTTTTTGGTTTTCCCGTTCGAGAGCGTCATTGTCTCATATCCGACACTGCACAACACAGGAACAATGTCCCTCCCATTGTATAGCCTCTCATACTCCACGCCAAAGTTCCCCTTCTGAATTACATAGTGGTCTAACGAGCGAACACGTCCCCTATTGCTTACCTCGTAAAGCCCCTCAAATCCCTTGACAGGCTTCCAAATTTCGTTAATTGAAGAATTTTCCATATCTTTACACTGTTTCTTGATACAAATATAGCAAGAAACATTTGATATAACAATAGACGATATGAAATTTTGGCAGACCCTTGTTATCTTCTTGGCTTCACTTATCCTTGCGTTTATCGCAGGTAGAATTTCCGTTCGCCATAACGAACCCGAACAGATTGAGCCGACCATTATCACGCTGAGGGACACGATAACGCTCTACAAGCCAAAAGAGGTGGCAAAGAAGGTGTTTCTCCACGACACTCTCTATTTCCCCGTTCCCGATTCCGTGCTGATTGAGAAAACCGACACTCTTTTCCTCCCTCTTGTAAGGGAGCAGAGGCAGTACGGGAGCGATGATTACAGGGCTTGGGTGAGCGGTGTTTCTCCTCAGTTGGATTCCATCTTGGTTTTCCCGAAAACGACCATCATAACGAAACCCACTCCTGTCTATCACAAGCAGAAGTGGGGCGTAGGTTTGCAGGGTGGTGTCGGAGCGGTGCAACCCTTCAAGGGGGAGTTCGACCCGAAATTGGGTTACTATCTCGGGATTGGTATTAACTATACCTTTTAGAGTTTCCTTCTCCTCTGTCGTTTGAGCCAACTCTTGACCTCGGGATTGGAGAAGTCCCGTCCTTCCTCGGTGTGTGAATCCTTGTAGGTCTTGAAGGATTTGAGTTTCTCGCACAAGTCCTCGGCATAGCGTTTCGAGACGGTTCTCCCCGAGGCGTTGAACTCCTCGTTTTTCCACAGGTCACGGCAGATGACTGCGAAGCGTCCGTCCTGCATACGGACGGTGCGGAACTGATAGCGAAGGCGGAAGAACCGCCATTTGAGCCACATAATCATATTAGACGGGTTTTGAATCTTTCCAAATGGTGATAGAGGTGTTTTTCGCCTTCGTCTCGTGGACGTGAGCGACAGAGCCTTCCGTGAAGGTGACGATGCCGTGTTTCTTGGGGAGTGCTTCGAGTGCCATCTTAGCAAGCCTCAGAGCCTTGTCCTCGGGAATATCGTCCCAAACAGTGATATAGATTTTCCGTGTCACTTCTTCCTTGGTTTAGTTATAGAATCGGGGTGTACGACTTTGAGTTCTCCGAGGACTTCAACGATGACGAGTTTTTCTCCCGTGAACATATCCCACGAGAAACTGTCCACCCGTCCGATTTCGCCTTTGACGAGGACTGTCTGCCCGACTTTGAGTTTCACGTCAGTTGTTGGATTAGAGCGTCAATGCCCCTTGTGGGCTTGATTCCTTTGCCACAGACCCCACCCGTGTAGGGGAAGAATCTGATGGTGTTGCAGTGGTACAGGAAGGTGAGGGTGTATTTGTCCTCCTCGGTGACTGTGAAGCCCGCCTGTTCGAGACGGGCCTTTGCGTTGCGCCTGCGTTCGGAGATATACTTTTCTCTCCGTTCCTTCCATTCGGGTGACTTACTCATTGATGGTAGAGCCGAGGACGTACTTGTTGATTTTCGTCATTTCCTCGAAGGCCATCTTGTAGATGGTGGCGTTCCAAAAATCCACCGAGCAGGGCTTGGCCTTTGCGAGTTCTTCCACACGGAATCCGTCTGCTTGGCAGTCTCCCTTGCCACAGGACTGAGGGTAGATGTAGGTGATATAGGCATCCGAGCCTTCACCGTGGACACGGTACAGACGGATGACCTTGCCATCCTTAACGACCTTGGAGAGAACGGGGACGGTGACTTTCCCATCCTTGACTTTGATAGTGACTTTTGCCATAGTGTTGGTGAATTGGTTTCTTGATGCAAAGATAAGTCAAATAATCCGAAAAAGCAAGAATTATTTTACTTTTCTGCACCATCGGTGATTTCAAGGCGTACAGGCTTCCGTGCTTCCTGCACTTTGAGGAGGTTTTCTCGGCTCTCATTGGGCACGAGGGAGACCACGGGATATTTGGAGGACACTCCGGGCTTCTGAGACTTCGCCATCGTAACAGTGAGGTCAAAGACAACCCCTGCGACCCTCCCATTCTGCGAGAGCATAGCATCGAAGGTGTCCCGAACCTGTGGGATGGTGGAAGCCGAGCCTTTGGTTTGGAACTGCCAACACCCCATCACACCCCGAACGAGGGGGAGGATGAAATTGAGGGTGAGCGTTACCTTCCACTCCTGCCCGTAGTGCTTCGAGAGCATTTCCATAAGGTTGGGTTGCTCGTCCGTGGAAATGTCAATATAGACCTTTTGTTTCTCCGACCAAGTGCGGAAGTTCACCCCGTCCCCCGAGGACACGAGTTTGCCTGCGTTGTCTCTGAGAACGTACTCCTCCCGACAGACGAGTTCGGGGTCATCGGAGGGGAACACGATTTGGATGGTAGAGGGCTTCTCCCCATAAGCCTGCGTGAACAGGGGGGCATAGTTTCCTGCGGGCACGAAGTAGTCCGTGCTCATAGGGTAGCCCTTCTCAGACTTCATCCCACACTTGACCTTGCCGACAATCGGGAACACGAGGCGGTTTTCCTCTTTGTTAGTTAAGATTCTTCCTGCCATTTTGGAATAACTGAATCCTTGTTATAAAATCTGCTCGGAAAGTTGGAATAAGGAACGGGGGAGAAGTACGCCTCGGTTTCCCTTGGCCTCTCCCCCTTATTTGTTCCTATTCGTTCTCGGGGAAAAGAGGGCTTTCGTCCTGTTCCACCTTGTCGGTGTTCTTCTCCTTCACCAACTGCTCCAAAGAGACAGTGCGATAGTTGTCAGCGAGGCCGTCAGCGAGGCTGATAGTGCCGCTAACGAGGGTGACGGACTTGGTTTCCGTCTTGCGGAGTTGGTACTGCTCCAACAAGCACTCGGTGATACGATGGTCGTAGGCATCGTCTTGGCACTCGAAGTTGTAGGTGGGGGACTTCCGCCAATCCTTCGGAGACCAATTAAAGACGGACTGCACGGGGATTTCGGGGAAGGTCTCGGCCCACATATCCTTGTAGAGATAGAGTTGGTGGACGTGGCTCTCGTAGAAGCCCTTGCGACCCGACTTGAAGTCAATCATCGCAACAATCCTCTGAGAGTATTTCTCCTCGTCCTTCTCGCTCCACTTGTCACCCTTCTTCTCCCGAGCCTTCAACTCGTCAGAGAGAGAGGTGGTGCGGATATTCGCCACGAGGTCAATCATACCTGCGTAGCCCTTGGAGGAGTACAGGGACTGTTCGATGCAGAGGGGCTTCACGTCATAGTCAATGACGAACTGAGCGAAGGCGAGAATGTCCTTCTTCAAGTCCTCGGCATAGTTGATGAAGTCCGTGGGCAACTGCTCCCGTTCGATGTACTTGGCGAGTTCCGCTTTCAGACCGTCAAGGTCGTACTCCCGAGCCACGAGGAGGCGTTCAATCTGCCCGTGGAGGAACGTGCCGTAGTTGGCTCTCTCCTGCGTGTAGGCGTTGGCCTGCTCCCACCCCATATCGGCCTTCCACTTTTCGAGGAAGATGTTGCGGGGCATCACGTCCTGCAAGATGGTGGTGACGGAGGGGTAGAAGGTCGGCTCTCCGTGGTCGTTGAGCGTGTAGTAGTAGCGGACACCCTTGGTGTTCAACTGATAGAGGCGATAGGGAGGGACACGGAGGGCGTTCTCGTCAAAGAAGAAAGCCTGCATCTGCTCGGAAGTCACCTCGGGAGCGAGTTCAAACGCTCCAAGATTGCTTTTTTCGTCCATTATCTTGAAAGGTTAGAGGTTTGCGGCGAGGGAGACGATTTCACGGGCCTTGTCCGCTATCGTCTGAGACTTCTCCGTGTAGTTCGGAGTGTCGGTGAGGCCGAAAAGGTAGTCAGCACTGACCCCGAGCATAGAGCAGATGACGGGGACGGTTGCCACGTCAATCTTCTTGCTCTTACCCGTTTCGAGGTTCAGAAAATTCATATAAGCGGCCTTCGGGTTGGAGTTGGGCCACAGAGCCTGTGCGAGTTCCGCCTTCTGCTTCTTGCCAAGAAGTCCTTTCTCCTTAGCGTAAGTGATTGCTTCGGTAATCCTAATCATATCGTTCGTGATTTCTGTTGGCAAAGGTAAGCAAAAAAATTGGAATATGCAAGAATTTTTTGGGAAATCTGCACATTTAGCCAAAAAAAGGAGGGTGGTTAGCCCTCCAATGCCTTTTCAGCCCCAACTGCTCAGAACTCCCCCTGCACGAAATCGGGAAGGTCTAACTGAATCCACTTCGGCTGATTGCCACCGAACGTGGGTGCGATGACATAGTATTTGCCATACTCCGCCTTCCTCAGCCCTGTTCCCCCCTTCGTGGCGATGGTGTACTCTGTCTCAGCGTAGGTGTCGGTGTCCTTCGGGTAGATGGTGAGATTGAGATAGTTTGTCTCCAAGTAACCCTGCACGAACACGAGGTGGGTGTCATTCCTTGTGAGGGACGGCATCGTGTGTGTGTTCCCGTAGGCATCACGGAACTCTATCCTGTCCACCAAGGAATCGTCCCAAACGAGGGCGAAGCAGAAGTACGAGCCTGCGAGGGAGTATTCCGTCTCCTCGTCTGTGATTGTGAGCGTCTGATTGATACGCACGGCAGGCGAGAGGGAGACCGCACCGAGGTTGGCCGAGAGTATTCCTCCCTCCTCAGCACCCATATACGTTCCCGAGACGTTGTAAGTGCCCGAGGGGAGTTCTTGGTACGTCCCCGTCTGCACAACGAAGTATTTGTCACCCTCGAAGTTGCAGGCTATGTGCTCGGGCAAGGCTTCGTTAATGAGATAGAGAACGTCCTCGGCTGATTGTGCCCTCGTTTGGTACATTGAGTTGCCCCTCATTTCGTAGGAGAAGTAACGTGGCAGTGTCGGGGTTGTGGTGGTTGTCTCTTTGTTGCAGGAGACCAAGACTGCCGACCCGAGAAGGGCCGTGAGGATTGCTTTTTTCATACTGTCTAAAATTTGTCCATTACAAATATAACTAAATCGGAGGAGAAAAGCAAAAAAATCCTCCAAGGAGTTCACACCCATCGGAGGACAAACATAATCGAAAATGATGGTACAAAAAACTGTTAACCACGAAACCAAAGGAGCATCACGCCCGTTCGGAAACGGATAATGACTAAAAAGAACAGGACAAATATAAGCAAATCCCCCGACAAACCAAAGCCTGCCGAGGGAAATGCAAAAAGTCAATTCACCGAGACAAAGATAATAAAAACCTCCGAGAGAACCAAATCCCTCGGAGGAAACACTAAAACCCCTTGGATGAAGAACAGGAAAATAGACATCCACTGCAAAGATAGCACTTTATTCGGGAAAAGCAACACCGCCCCCTTTATATCCCTTCAACTGTGGCGATACACTTTCAGTAATCAAGAAAAATACTGACTTCCAAGATACTTTTTTTCGTCCAACGTAGCGTTATCACACGGGCGGTATGGTGTGTGCTCCGTTCCCATCCCTAAGAGGGTTCGTATCTGTGCAACGGGGAAGGTTGAAGGTCGTTGGTCGTGAGATTCGCACGTTGCCAACACTGGGCTTTGCGTCCCCGTTCTGCAATCGCACAGGCGAACAGACTAACTTGGTTCTTTGTTTCAAATGGTGAACCCGAGAAAGTCCATCTGTGTCTTGGCGTATGTCTCCCTCGGAAACGAAAAAACGCTCCAAGGATGCAGTCTCAGAGCGTTGGTTGGTGGCTCTCCCTCTTTCGAGGGTCGCAGGTCAGAGCCAAATTATGTAAGTCTCGGATTATGTGGGTTCTCCACTTAATCCGTAATTGTCTATTCCGTTGCACTCCGACCTGCGAGAAGGACTGCACGACAAAGGTATGACGAATTTTCGAGAAAACCAAGAAAAATCGCAAAAAAGTGACAAAAATACAGAAAATCAAAATTTTTCTTGGATTATTCAGAAAAAATGCTTTACTTTGCACCAAGAAACAAAAATCACGCAAAACCTTTCAATATTATGGGCTTCGACACCATTACCGTCAATGTCAATCTCGCCACCGAACTCGGGTTGGAGCAGGCAATCGTCCTCACCACCCTCAAAGGATGGCACAACTTCAACAGGCACAACCCCTCGTATGTGCGTGGGGAGTATGTATGGTGTCTGACTTCGAGGAAGCACCTCCAAGAGACGTTCCCGTTCCTCTCCGACAGGATTATCCGAGGGACTATCGAAAAACTCTCCGAGCAAGGGTTCATCACCAAGTGCGAGAAGGAGGGGAGCAAGGACTTTTGGCTCTCCCTCACTCAGAACGGCCTCACTCTGTTCGAGGGTGGCGTAGTCAAGGTGGAGAAGCCCGTGGAGACCAAGCCGAAACTCACCATTGAGGAGAAGCGGGCCATCTTCAAGGAGAAGTGTGAACCCTTCGTGGAGAAGTATGGCAGGCAGATGGTGGATGCCTTCGTGGAGTATTGGACTGAGGCGAACGAGAACAGGCTTCGTTGCGAGGTCAAGAAGGCCGAGACGGGAGCGTTTGAAATCTCCCGTAGGTTGGCGAATTGGGCATCCAAGGAGTATAACCAACCCTCTCAGCCTGCTCAGCCCACCCGTCCCAAGAAGGAGATTTGGGAGGAACTTGGCATCACCCGTGAACAATACCTTGAAATGCACAAGAAATGAGAAGGGAGCACACATTGGCAGAGTTTCCCGTCCCCGAGACATCACAGACGGAGGCACGGCTGATTATCTCGGCCCTGTACGGGAATAACTATATCGGAGAACTCCTCAGAATCGTCAAGCCAGAGTTCTTCTCCGTTCCCGAGAATCGGAAGGTGTGGGAGACCATCGTGGATATGTTCAACAAGCGGGAGCAGATTGACGTGTCCACCATCTTCCCGAGGGTGGATATGAAGAACTTTACCGAGAACATTCTCTCTGCCGAGGCGGTCTATGGGCAAGGCATCCTGCAACTCGGGATGGCCCTTATGGAGACGCACATCAAAAAGCAGGCTTATTTGACCTCCATTTCCATTCTCCAAGGAATTGAGCAGGGCGAAGGCGTAGAGACGATTACAGGGCGATTCAAGGGCTTTTCTGACGATATTTCGGGGCAGTTGGGAGACAACACGACCAAAAATGCCTCTGACCTCGCCAACGAACTCGCAGATGACATTCAGAGTGGGCGAACCACGAGGATTGAGACCCCCTTCCCTACGCTGAACTTTATGCTCTACGGAGGATTGGGAGGAGGCAACTTAATCATATTAGCGGCCCGTCCCTCTGTCGGTAAGACCACCCTCGCCTTGCAGATGGCTCAGAAAGCGGCCAAGGACGGAAAGAAGCCGACCATCTACTCCCTCGAAATGACCTCCAAGGAACTCGTGCAGAGGCTGATTGTCGGGACGGGTCTCGTTCAGACCTACGACATCGTTTCCCGAAACGTGAATTGGGAGAAGTACGAGGAGGCCGTGGCTATGTCCGTGTCCCCGAACCTCAGAATCAATGACAAGGCGAAGTCCTTGGACGAACTGTGCACCAAGATTATGCTTGACGCTCAGACGGGGCAGTGTGACGTGGCCTTCATTGACTACTTGGGTCTGATTAACCACGATGACAGGAGAAAGACCTTGGCACAGATTATCGGTGACATCACCAAGCGTTTGAAGAACGTGGCGGGCGAGTGCAACATTCCCGTTGTGCTCTTGGCTCAGTTGAACCGAGAGAGTGCCAAGGAGAACCGAAGCCCCCAACTCACCGACCTTCGGGACAGTGGCTCTATTGAGCAGGATGCAGACGTGGTGCTGATGCTCGAACGCCCGAGGGACGAAATGGGAGTGGTGGAGGAGAACAAGATTGATATGTGGGTTCGGAAGAACCGTGGTGGCAAGTGCAACTTCGATGAAGCAATCCACCTGCTCGGGAACGAATCGTACAGTTCCTTCTATGAATTGACGAAGGGCGAGGAGTACCGCCCCGAGAACTTTGACAGTGAGGAGCGATTCTGATGCCGAGGGAGAAGAAATATCCGACCAAGAACGCCTACTCCAAGATATACGAGAAACTGTTTGGAGGGGAGTGGTGGGCAGAGTGGCCGTTCCATCCCGAGAGGAAGTGGAGATTTGACTATGCCCGTCCCGATTTGAAAATCGCCATCGAAGTGGACGGAGGCGTGTTCACGGGAGGACGGCACAGTGGTGGTGTCGGGCAGGTCAAGGATATGGAAAAAAACAATAACGCACAAGCACTCGGCTGGATAGTGTACCATATTACTCCCGATGAAATGTTTGATTTCGCCTTCCGTGGCTTGGTTGAGAAAGGGGTGAAACTTCGCCAAAATGCAGAAAAGTAAAATTTTTCTTGCAAATACCGATTTTTTTACTTACCTTTGTACCAAGAAACAAAGAAACGAATATGGAAAAGGAACTGTTACCCTATGTTTATGATGATGGAGGTCGCTCCAACTACTTCCGAGCGAAGAACGTTGGTGACTGCGTGTGCAGGGCCATCGCCATCGCAAGTGGACGGGACTACAAGGAGATTTACAACATTCTCTACAAGTCCCTCGGTGAAAGCCCCCGTGGTGGGGTTATGACGAGTGGGGTTCGGTTCAAGCGTCTTATGCGAGAACTCGGTTTCCGTTGGGTGTCCCTGTGTGGCATCGGACAGAAGGAATCCTCGCACTTCTACAAGGGTGAACTCCCGAGCGTAGGTCGGCTCGTCTGCTCAGCCCATCGTCACGAGGTGGCGGTCATCAATGGGGTGGTGCACGACACTTGGGATAGCAGGTACAACTCTTGGGGAGAACCGAGACGGGTTTACGGATATTGGATTTACGAGAGATAGTTATGGACAAGGCTCAGATTATCAAAGCCCTCCGAGACGAAATGGAGGCTTTCTTCGACCACAACACCTTCAAGGGTGACTATGACGGCAGAATCTCTGCCAAGATGGAGTGCGAGTTCGACCTTCCCGAAGGATGGGGGGCGAACGTGACCGTGGTGGCTAACGGCTACGAGCACACGGACAAGGGAGACCACGACACTCCTCCCTGCACGAGTGGGACGTATTGGGTGGACGCACAGGTTGCGGACATCTACGACAAGGACGGCAACCTCGCCTTTGAACTGAGGTACGAGAAGGAATTAACACTTAAAATCACCTACTGATATGGCAAATTTCATTTCCGATTGGGAGCGGGTTCGGGAGAACCGCCCCACCATCACCATCCTCGAAAAGAGCAACAAGAAGATTGACCGCCTCGCCGCCCGTCTGTTGGACGGCTACGCAGTCACGGGGAGAAAGATGATTGAGACCTTCAACATCTACTCCTACCGAGACGCTATCCACAACCTCGTGAAGAAGAACTACAAGGTTCAGAGGAAGGTCATCCACCACGAGAAAACCGAGCACGTTGTGTGGTGGCTCTCCGAGTTCACTGAGGACTTCGTGAAGGCCCGCAACCCCGAAATGTTCAGATAGTGCAGATTTTCCTTGCACTTGTCAATAATTTTACTTATATTTGTGCAACAAAAAGTCAATAACCTATGTCTGTGAAATTTACCCCCGAACAATGGGAACTGCTTGGCAGAATGTACAACGCAGTTGCCGAACTGAAAGACCGCCTCGAAGCCAAGGGCTTCCACGTCATCACCTCGCTCAACATCGGCATCTACAACGCCTGCCTCACCTTCATCGTGGAGCGGAACTTCGTCAAGATTCTGTCCTTCTGCACCCTTGACCTTATCTCTGAGGAAAAGCGTGTCTGTGAGGAACTCTTTGACAAGGCCGAGGCTCTTGTGGCGATGGACTACGAAGCGATGGAGAGAGACCTCCTCCTCAAACGCCTTGCCGAACTTGAAAAGAAGCCCACCAATGGACGCTGAGTTCGGATATTTCATCAACGCCTTCTTCGAGGTGGACAAGGTGGAACTCGGGAGCGAGAGTGCCCGAGAACTGCGAGGAGCGGGCAACCTGTTCACCTCGTTGGAGGATGCGAAGAAACTTCAAAAAGTCATCTATGATACACTACACCGTCAGCACCAATAAGCCGTACCTTCTCGCTTGTACGCTCGTGGATATGAGGATTCCTTTCGACTTCAACCCCACGCAGAAGTACAACAACAAGAAGTGGAAGAACGGCTACGGAGCAAGCGTCTTTGAGATTGACCTGCCCGATGAAGGTGGCCCACAGGTCTCCGACATTATGTTCAACGTCTCTCAGAGGCCGAACGGTGACAAGTTCAAGATGACGATTTACACGAAGTACGAATACTAATGAGGGTTCGGAGAAAGACAATCGTGGGACGGATAGGCGAGAACGGGGAAATCCTGTGCTCTTGGGACATCGTGCAGTCCTTCTGCCTGTTGCACAAGGGGAAGCCCGTCATCCTGCGGTTGGAGATTCAGCCCTCAGAGCCTTCCGAGAGAACCAAAAACTACTTCTTCGGCTACTGCGTCCCCGAGGCTCAGAACGCCTTTATGAGCGAGTACGGGGAGCACTTAACCAAGGAGCAGGCTTATGACAAGATACGGGAACTCTGCCCCCTTTTCCACAAGCAGGAGAGGGAGAACGGCAGATGGAGAACCACCATCGTGGACTTCGAGGACTTAGACCAAGCCGAAATGAACGATGCGATAGAGTGGCTTGCCCGATTCTTGGCGGAGGAGTTCTCTATCATATTAGATATGCCAAGGAAATGAGGATAGACACGAGAGAGGAGTACGAGGCACTGTTGGCTCGGGGCATAGATGCCCTGTACGACACCCGTTTCCCGATGGAGATACACCTTCGGAGAGAAATCCAAAAGGAGAGATTCGGAGGGAACGATGCCGAGGGAAACGCCAAGTTCTACCGCTACTGCCTGCATCACTTCCCCTTGGTGTGCGAGAACTGTGGGAGACCCATAAACCACCCCACGGCTACCAACGTGTCCCATATCTTGACGAGAGGGGCACACCCCGAAATGGCGTTTGACTGTCGCAACATCAATATCCTTTGTTGGCAGTGCCATAATTGGTGGGAACACAAGACAACACGAAACCGCCTCAGATTATGGTTTGTGGAGAAGAATGAGCGTACCATCGAAATGCTCAAAAAAGAGTACGGAGGCACTTGATATTTACAACAATTATTACTATATTTGCAGGAGAAATTGTTGTTAATATGAAACAAGTTGAATGGAGGCCCGTTGTAGGGTATGAAGGACTTTACGAAGTCAGCGATATGGGAGAGGTCAAGAGCCTTGCGAGGACTTGCAAAACCCGTGGAGGTGGAGACAAGCCCGTTCACGAGAGGATTTTGATACCCTGTGTTATCCGTGGGTACAAGAATGTGGTTTTGTGTAGGGGAGGGAATGAGCATAAGCACAAACTCGTGCATCGCCTCGTTGCTGAGGCTTTTCTCCCGAACCCCGATGGGAAGCCCGTTGTGGAGCACCTTGACTGCAACTCTCTGAATAACTCTGTGGAGAACCTTCGTTGGAGCACACAAAAGGAGAACTGCAACAATCCTATTTCGAGGAGTAGAAATTCATCCCGAAAGATTGGAGAGGCTAACGGCCAATATGGGAGGAGAAACGAGCAGATTGCCAACTCACGGAGGGTTGCCTGTTTTACAAAAGATGGCGATTTTGTGGCAGTATATCCTTCTGTCGCTGAGGCCGAGAGAGAAACAGGGATAAGGTCAAGTGGGATAATTGCTTGTGCCCTTGGAACTAAAAAACTTGATAAAAGGGATGGACGCTACTATACGAAGAAATCCGCAGGTGGCTATATTTGGAGATATATTTAATAATTTTATAAACTATGGAATTGACACTGAGTGAGTATCAGAAAGGGGCATTGGAGACTGCCATCTACCCCGAGAGCAAGAGAATCGTCTATCCCACCCTCGGACTTGTCGGGGAGGCGGGCGAAGTGGCAGAGAAGGTCAAGAAGGTGTACCGTGACAGTGAGAGCGTGTTCACCTCGGAGAAGAAATTGGAAATCGCAAAGGAAATCGGTGACGTACTTTGGTACTGTGCCGCCCTTTCCCACGACCTCGGCTTCTCCTTGGAGGAGGTCGCTCGTATGAACTATGAAAAACTGAAATCCCGACAGGCCCGTGGCGTTATCGGAGGAAGTGGAGACAACAGGTAGTATGGGCAAACTCAGAAAGTGGAAAGCGGACATCATCGTTTGGCTTCTCGCCAAGTTCAACCTCGGCCACTTCACCATCCTGCACGGAGAGGAGGAGGACGGCCACCACGGTTGCGTCCTGTGGACGGATGACGATATGGAACACCTCGAAGCCATCCTGCACTCCTCGCTTGAAAATTGCAGTGACGTGAGGGGGATGGTGTTCGGGGCAGTGCTCAAATACCTCAGACGCTACGAGGTGGACTGCAAGCACTTCCTCGAAGAATTAAACAAGTAAGATATGGACAAGACAACAGAAATCTACCGATTCGGGCACTACATCAACAAAGTGCAGGGAAAGGACGCTCTGAAACAGTGGTTGCTTGACAACTGCTCTTTCAACAACGCCACGGGAGAAATCCCCCCGACAACCCCCTTTGCCGACTGTCTGAAAATCGCCCGTGACAGGGGCTTCACCTTCAACACCACCGTGTCCGAGGCCATCACCCCGAGGGAGGTGGAGAGGCTTAACAACGTCCTCGCCTACGCCCACTTCCCCGAGGTCGCACAGGACTTGATGAAGTGCAGGAAGAAAGGGAGAAA